AGCGTCGAGCTTCTCGACAGATCATCACCTGTTTTCTTGAATGAGCTTCTTGCTACTATGGAACAGGCTTATTCAAAGGCGACGACCGAATATGCAAATGATGTGCTCGTTGCAAACGGCGCGCTGAATGCAACAGCTCGGGCAAATGACAAAGATGGATTGCTCGCATACGTCGCAAGCGGTGCAGCTGCCGTCTATTCAGCCACTAAGGGCTTTGCTCGCAATCTCGTTGTTGCGCCCGATCAATGGGCAAACATCATGGGTTATTCAGACAACGGTCGCCCAATTTACAATGCTGTTGCGCCACAAAACGCGGGCGGAAGCGTCACACCGACATCACTTGTCGGCAACGTTGCAGGCTTGAATATGTATGTCGACGCTTACAAGAACGGCACAGGCGACAATTCAATGTTTGTCATCAATCCTGACGCTTACACATGGTATGAAAGCCCACGCGCCACGTTGCGATCCAATGTGATTGCAAATGGTCAAGTAAGCGTGCTTTATTACGGATTCGGAGCACTTGCCGTTAAGACAGGCGCGGGCTGCAACCGTTTCAATTTCACATAAGCCATTGACAATCATCGATCAGCTGCGCTCCCGTAGCTGATCGAGCAGAATCGAAAGGAACGCTCATGCCTAACATCGTCAGCGCACAAGATTTGCGCACCGTGCTAGGCGTGAGCGTTTCGCTTTATCCTGACAGCTATCTCGACGACATCATCAATACAGCCGAAGCGGTTGTCTTGCCGATGCTTGTCGCTCATTCGTCAGCTGTCGCGCAATACGAAATCGAAAACAACGTGCTTTACATTTATACCGTCAGACCGCACCGATTCACGACCGGACAGAGCGTGCAGGTCAATAATGTTGCCAGCGGCATTGACGGCACTTACACAATAACAAGCAATTACACGGCAAGCCCTTACGTTTTTACAGCTGCTAAAATCACAGCTGACGTGACGTTGCGTGCGGTTATTCCAAACGGATCAGCCACGCTAGTCGGGAAATCTGCCGCTGATATTTATGCAAACAACGACGCGGTTGAAAATGCTGTGATTATGACAAGCTCAGAGATATTTCAAGCCAAAACAGCTGCGGGCAATTCAATCGATGGCGTCGATTTTCAAGTGTCACCGTGGAGAATGTCGCGTCAGCTTTTGGCTCGCGTTTCAGCTTTGCTTGCGCCGTTTGCCGATGTTGAAACGATGGCTCAATAATGCCAGCATCATCAATCCAAACGAGCGTCAGAGATTCTTTGCAAACTGCTCTTTCAAGCGTTGCCGCAAACGTTTATGACAGCGTTCCCGAGACCGTAATTCCGCCATTTTGTGCGCTTGTGCCGAATGAGCCTTATTTGCAGCCGAATTTGATTGGACAATCGGTTATCAAATTGCAAATCAATCTAAAGATCACGGCAGCTGTGGCATATATGTCAAACAGCGCATCGATGGACAATCTCGAAAAGTTAATCATTAGCATTCTGGCGGCAATCCCGTCAGGTTACATCGTCGGCGACATTAGCGTGCCGTCGATTGTTTCGGTCGGATCGTCAAACCTGCTATCGGCAGACATACCCGTTTCCACCTATTACACACAAACAAACTAGGAGCAGACATGCCAACAAATATCATCACGGGGCGCGATGTGTCTTTCACGATTGGTGGAAACAATTTCGACGCCCAAACAACATCGGCAATTTTGTCGAATGAGCACATTATCGAGACCTATCAAACGCTTGATGGTCGTGCTTACAAAGCAATCGACGATCAATGGACATTTGACGTCGAAATGCTTGCAGATTGGGGCGCAACGGGATCACTTTGTGAGATTCTATGGGGCGTTTGCGAATCAGCACCGAATACAGCCATCACGACTGTTTTGACAGCTGCCACAGGTGCGACATTTACATTTCAGGTGTTACCCGTTTTCCCATCGGTCGGCGGTTCGGCACCTGACGCACAAACCGTGTCGATGAGCTTCACGGTCATTGGCACACCTGCTGAATCGTTCAGCTAGGATCGAGAGAAACGGGAGCAAAAATGAAACTGCCTATAATAATTGAATATCAATCAGGCGACGCTGCGACTTATATCGCTGCGCCGCCTGAATGGGCTAAGTGGGAAAAAAGCACGGGTTTTCCTATTACACAAGCACAGGAAAAAATCGGCATTTCTGACTTGATGTTTTTGGCTTATCACGCGATGAAAAGAGAAGCTGCGGGCAAACCCGTCAAACCTTTCGAAGCGTGGTGCGAAACAATTTCAAACATCACGGTTGGAGAAGATAACCCAAAAGCCACGCACGCGGATCAGTCGGTCGGCTCTTAGTCGAGCTGGCAATCGCCACAGGCATTCCGATGTCGGAGTGGCAATCCGCGGAAGATATTTTGACAGCGATCGAGATTTTGGAGCGAAATGGCAAACAAAGCGGAGCAAGGAAAAATCCGCATCGAGGTTGATCCAATCGCCTTGAAAGATTTGCGTTCCACGTTAAAAATGTTCGATCAAGAAGCTTCAAAGGAAATCAGAGATCGTGCGCAGCCGTTGTCGCAACAGCTCGCACGAGCTTTGAGCGTTGCAGCTGCATTTTCGGCAGCACCGCCGCAAGCGATCCTTGTGGCACGGGCAATCAGCACGCCACGCGATCGCATGATTCGCGTCGATGTGGGCGGTTCAAAAAAAGTCGGGCGACCTTATGGCGCAAACAGCACAAGCGCGCCCGCAGGTGCTCTTTTGTGGGGCAGCGAATATGGCAGCGGCGGTCAGCCCGAAGACAAAGCTGGTCGAAAAATGGGCAGGTCGCGATTTGTTAAGGGTCGCAACAAACAGGGTTATTGGATTAACCCGACGATCGATGCAAACATCAAAGACGTGGCTGACGCTTACACAGAGATTGTGAAGGATATAGTTAAGAAATTGAAACTTGAAGGGCGGGCATGATGGCAGGAATTCCCAAAGTCAAGATTCAATTTGACGCTGATCTTGACGGCTTAAAAAAAGGCACGGCACAAGCTGACACCGAGATTGGCGGGTTTGCTGATCGCGTTAGTGATTTTGGCAAAAAAGCTGCGGCGGCGTTCGCGCTTGCGGGTGCGGCAGTTGCCGCCTATGCTGGCAAATTGCTTGTCGATGGTGTCAAGTCAGCAATCGAAGATGAAGCCGCACAAGCTAAATTAGCAGGCACGCTTGAACGTGTAGCAGGCGCATCAAAAGAAACCGTCAAAGCTGTTGAAAGTTACATAACGCAAACGGCATTAGCGACAGGCGTCGCAGATGACAAATTGCGACCTGCATTGGATCGATTAGTCAGATCGACAGGTGACGCGGGCAAAGCGCAAGATGCGCTCAATCTTGCATTGAATATCAGCGCGGCAACGGGCAAATCACTTGAAACGGTGACAGCTGCCGTCGGTAAAGCTTTAGACGGTAATGCGACAGCTTTGGGCAAAGTAGCAGGTGGGTTTGAAGCTTCCGAATTGAAAGGCAAATCATTTTCTGATCTTTTGCCTGAATTGACCGAACGTTTTGGCGGCGCAGCACAAGCGCAAGCCGAAACATTTGCAGGCAAAGTCGCCCGTTTAGGCGTTGCATTTGATGAAGCCAAAGAGACAGTTGGATCATTTGTGCTCGATGCCATCACGCCTTTATTCACAAAATTTGTCGATGTCGGCATTCCTGCAATTTCACAATTTGCAGAAGAAATCGGCACAAAATTACAACCCATCATCGAAAGCGTCGGAACGGTCTTCAAAGACGTAATTTTGCCAGCGTTGCAGTCATTTTGGAGCTATCTCACAGAGATTGTAATTCCTGCAATTTCAGCGGTTGTTATTCCTATTTTTCAAGGTTTGCAATCAGCTTTTGACAAAATTGCCACAGCTGTCAAAGATAACAAAGACGAATTTGAAAAACTTAAACCCGTTCTTGAGACTTTTGGAAATTTTGTCAAAAACACACTTGCTCCAATTTTAGGCGGTGCGTTTAAAACAGGATTAAGCGCAATCGGAACGATCGTTTCGACATTGGTTACAGGGTTCGCAAAATTGGCAGGATTTATCGGTGACGCTTTTGATGCGCTGACTAAATTCATCAATTTGATAAAAAATAATCCTGTCGTGAAAGGTATCAGCAACGTTGTGTCCGGATTATTCGGCGGCGGAAAAGCTGCGGGTGGGCCCGTCACGGCTGGCACGTCATACATCGTGGGCGAACGCGGCCCTGAAATGTTTGTGCCGCAAACAAATGGCACAATAATTCCAAACAATAGACTTGGCGGCGGGATCGTCAATAATTACAACATCAATGTGTCAGGTGCGATTGACGCCGAATCCACAGCTCGACAAATTATTACCTTACTCAATGATTCACAAGCTCGCGGCACGCGAGGGGCGGGCGCGTTTGCCACATGAGTGTTTGGACACCCGATTGGCGTATAAAGATTGCTGGCGTCGAATATACAAATCTCACGCTTTCAAATTTAACAATTTCATCAGGTCGAACAAATATCTATGAACAACCTGTGGCGGGATATTGCCGCCTGCAAGTCATTAACACCGACATGAGCGCAATCACTTTCGATATCAATGATGGCGTGACTGTCGAAGTAAAAAATGACGCGGGATCATGGGTTGTTTTGTTTGGCGGTAACATCACAGACATCGGGATCAATGTCTCAGCTGCGGGCGGTATTGGCATCACGCAGACGATCAGCATCACCGCGCTTGGAGCTCTTGCGCGATTACCAAAAGCCGTGTTTATTGGCAACATTTCACAAGGCACAGACGGCGATCAAATCACACAAGTGCTCGAAGGCATTTTGTTTGCAAATTGGAATTTAGTTCCTGCGAGCGAGACGTGGAATTCTTACGATGCGACGATTCAATGGCAAGATGCGGAAAATAACGGATTAGGCGAAATCGACGTAGGCGACTACACGTTAGACAGTCAAAATGCCGTCGATTCTGACGTGTATTCCGTAGCTGCCGCCATAGCACAATCGGGCTTGGGTTATCTTTACGAAAGCCCGAACGGGCTCATAAATTACGCCGACAGCACCCATCGCACCGAATACTTTTCAGCGAACGGATACGTCGATCTTGACGCGCAACATGCGCTGTCTGGCAATATCACGACAAAAATCAGATCAGGCGACGTGCGCAATAGCATCACGCTTCAATACACATCAAGCGGAAATTCGGAAGTTAGCGACAGCGACACAGCATCGATTGCGACTTACGGCGAATTGGCACAAACAATCCGCACAACATTGAAAAATCAAAACGACGCGGAAAATCAGGCGGCTTTTTATCTTGCGCTGCGAGCTTATCCGCAATCGGTTTTTGATAGCGTGACTTTCGCTCTTGGAAATCCTGAAATCGACGAAATTGATCGCACGTCACTTTTAGCCATTTTTATGGGTATGCCCGTCAATCTTCAAAATTTGCCAGCCAATATGAATAACGGCGAATTTCAGGGATTTGTCGAAGGTTGGACATTTCAAGCCACGGTGTCAGATGTTAAGCTCACGATGACGGTTTCGCCGTTGTCGTTTAGCTTGCAAGCTTTCCGATGGTCTTCCGTGCCTGTCACAGAGTATTGGAACACTCTTTCGAATACACTTACTTGGGAACAGGCGACGATAGTCGCATAAAGGAGAAGCAGCTATGCCGAGCACGACAAACTTTGGCTGGACGACGCCAGCCGATACGGATTTAGTTAAAGACGGTGCAAGCGCGATTCGAACGCTCGGCAACGGAATTGACACGTCATTTCTTGATCTTAAAGGCGGCACAACAGGTCAAATTTTGTCTAAAAACTCAAACACCGATCTTGATTTTGCGTGGATTGCAAACGATCAGGGCGACATCACAGCCGTCACCGTAACGTCGCCCATCACAGGCGGCGGCACAGCTGGTTCCGTTGGTATTGCTTACGATTACGCCGCAGGCTCAAAAGTCACGCTAAACGCTCAAACTGCGACTTATACGGTTGTTTTAGCTGATGCAGATCAAAAGCTCGTAACAATGAGCGTCGCATCGGCAAACGATTTTCTAATCCCGACAAATGCAAGCGTGGCATTTCCTACGGGCACGGTCATCAATGTTATTCAAATCGGCGCAGGTCAAACAACGATTAAAGCTGTTACATCGGGAACGACGACCGTGCTTTCAACAGGTGCAACCGCAGCTCAACCGAAGCTTAGAGCGCAGTATTCAGCCGCATCGTGCATTAAGGTTGCGACCGATACTTGGTATATTGTGGGAGATATTAACTAAATGCCAATTATCGGAATTTCAGCAAGTTCAAAGCAAGCAAAACCGACGGTGACAGGTGGCACATTGGCTAGCGATGCGACTTATTTTTACCGCACTTTCACAGGAAATGGCACTTTAGGAATTAGCGGCGCGCCATTAACCTGTGATGTGATGGTGATTGGCGGTGGCGGTGCGGGCGGTGCTGGTGGCGGCGCAAGCGGTGTCGGTGGCGGTGGTGGTGCGGGTGGCTTTAGAGTTTTAACAAATCAAACTTTTACAGGCGATCAAACTGTCACAATCGGCGCAGGCGGCGCAGGTGGAACAAGTCAAGGCAACGCGAGCGGATCAGCTTCAAGCGTTGGATCATTAAGCGCATCGGGCGGCGGTAGAGGCGGCACACGCGATACAGCAGGTGGCAACGGCGGATCAGGTGGTGGCGCGGCTGGTTATGGTGCAACTTCGGGAACTAAGGGCACAGGCAATTCAGGCAGTTATTCGCCCGTTGAAGGATATAACGGCGGTCTTGGTGCTTCCGATGGATCGTCACACGACAACGGCGGCGGCGGTGGCGGTGCTACGGCTGTCGGACAAGACGCGGCTTATGGATACGGCGGGAACGGCGGCGGGGCAAATTCGTCTTATAGTAGTTGGGCAACAGCGACATCGACAGGCGTTTCAAATGCTTATGCAGGCGGCGGCGGCGGTGTCGGTCGCGGATCAGGACAGGCACAAGGATCAGGTGGCGGTGGCGGTGCAACAGCAAGCGTCAATAATTCAGGGGCAAGTTCATCATCTGCGTCAGCAAACACAGGTTCAGGATCAGGCGCATCGGCGTTTAATAATTCAGGCAGCGGCGGATCAGGTTTGGCAATAATTCGATATTTGAAAACGGCGGTCTAAGAATGTCTCATTTCGCACAATTAGATAAAAATAATGTTGTGATTCAAGTGCTCACGGGCAACAATGACGATCCCGACCGCGGTTATCAATGGATCATTGACAATCTTGGCGGCACTTGGGTTCAAACTTCCTACAATACTCACGGCGGCGTTCATTACGGACAAGACGGCGAGCCCGATGGTGGCGTCGCTTTATACAAAAATTATGCAGGCATCGGTTATGGTTTTGACGGAATTGGTTTTTTTGCGCCGCAACCTGATCCGACTTGGGTGCTTGATCCTGAAACTTATTATTGGCAGCCGCCGACGCCACAACCTGAAAGCGGTGCGTGATGACTTATCCTGAGCAGACAGCCGCACGCGTGATTGAAATTGCATTAGGCGAAATTGGCTACGTTGAAGAACCTGTCAATGTTACAAAATATGGAAAGCACACGATGGCAGATGGTTTGCCGTGGTGCGGATCATTTGTGATGTGGTGCTTTGCGAAAGCTAATTTGAAAATCCCGTCGGTTGTCAGCACAGCTGCGGGAGCTCAAAAGTTCAAGGATCAAAACCGTTGGTCGGAAATCCCACAAAAAGGCTATTTAGCTTTTTTTGAT